TGGGGGGGGCTCAGGTGGTAGTTAAGAAGAGCGCACCAATCCCGAAGAAGAAGCCGATCATTGAAATAGACCTCACGGAAAAGAAGCCACGCAAAACGAAGTACGACAAAGAAGCGATCAAGGCAGACATCCGAAGAGGACTCAAGAAGGATGAAATAGCGGCGCGTCATGGAGTGACTGAGAGCGTCGTAAAGAACATCAAGTTCAATATGGGGAAGGAGACAGGGAACGTGAACGACGTATTCAAGAAGAAAATCAAAATCCTTCTCGAGGAAGGAAAGGACGACCAGGAGATATATAACGAAATGCACGACTCTATGACAGACGCGCAATTCAGAGAAGTTTTAGAAGCAGTTAAAAAGGAGCTCGAATAACATCATGAACATCAACCATGCAACCGTAGTAGGACGCCTTACCCGGGACCCGGAACTGAAGGCACTCCCCAGCGGAATGAAGGTGGCGAACTTTTCAATCGCCACATCGTACACATACAAAGACAAGGAAGACAAAAAGGTGGAGACCGTCGAATACCACAACATTGTATTCTTCGGAAGGGTAGCAGAGGTGTGCGGACAATACCTCAAGAAGGGTCAGATATGCGGAGTCCTCGGACGCCTGCAGACACGGACCTGGGAAAAGGATGGCGTAAAGCATTACCGCACCGAGATCATCGGGGACAAGATGGATATGGGTCCGAAGGTGGAGGGAGCAAAGTCATCTGAACCGAAGGAACAGCATGGGGAAGAGGCGCGTACAGACCAGGAGGGAATAGACCCTAACGACATACCATTCTAGTATGCCGAAGAGAGTCACACCGTACGATGACCGGGTGGAGATGATTGTGGCAAAATTCAGGAGGATGTGGTCCAGGCAATTCAGTAAACAAAGCAGTATCGTGGACAACCTCGACATCATGCTCGATGACAGCAGATACTGCAGGATGCTGAGGAGGGAGATAACCGAAGCAATTGCAGAGTATGATAAGCCAAACGCTAAGAAGTAAATTCCACATTCTGGAGATGGTAGCATTCCAGGAATGGAAGACTGCCACTCCGGAGAGACAGAGGAAAATAACACGCCGACTGGCAAGGTTCGAAGCAAGGATGATCATGCAGGAAATAGAAGAGCAGGTACGCATTAAAATTAACACAATAGACAATGAGCAAAAAATATAACGCACCAAAGTATCCAAGAATAATGGTATCGCCAAAGCGACATAAGGAGCTGGCACAGGAGGCACAGAAGCGCAATGTGGCGATCATGGAGGTCGCTGAAGAGAGACTAGCAAAGAAATAGTTATGTCAGACCAATTGATTCAATGCGAAGGTCCGGTGAAGGGGGTCCCATGCAGGACGGGTGAAATTTTCACCTTCACCATGCGAGACCAGGGATACTATGCAGAGCGCGGCTTCAGTGCACCAAAGCGGTGTAGAGAATGCCGACAGCTCAAGAAGGACCTGAGTGCACAGGCAGAACCTCAAAACCAGCATCTCGAGAGAGGGCGACGTCGGGGGAAATTTGAGAATCAGAAAAAGAAGTTCAGAGGAGGTTACTAAAATATGACTGACTTATTCCAGCACCAGGTCGAAGGAATCAAATTCCTGAAGGAGACACGCAGGGCAATACTCGCCGACGAGATGGGGCTAGGGAAAACACGACAGGCAATACTCGCCGCAGGAGAGATCCAGCGAGAGGACTACAATCATACGAACGGAGTCCTCGTTGTATGCCCAGCATCACTTAAAATAAACTGGGAGCGGGAAATACAAATGGTATATCCGGGAGACGACATACATACCATTCGTTCAGGACCTGAAGAAAAACTCCCCAGGTGTCCGTGGACCATCATCAACTACGATATGCTCCCAAAGTACAAAGAGCAGATTCTTAGGCTGATAGCAGACGGGTCTATAAGCATAGCCATAATCGACGAAGCTCATTACATCAAGGGAAAGAAGACCATCAGGGCGACGACCACACTCGACATCGTAATGTGCCTGGAGATAGTATTCGCACTTACCGGAACGCCTATAATGAACCGGCCGATCGAACTCTTTAATTTGCTGAAGGCAATAAAGCATCCGCTTGGCAGGGCAATAACCACGTTCTCGAGAAGGTACTGCGGTGCATACCTGAAGACCATAGTGAAGAAGGATAGGATACTCCGTTTCTGGGATGACAAAGGAGCAACGCATCTTGAGGAGCTCCGGGAATTCACCAAGGGAAGCATACTCCGACGTTTGAAAAAGGACGTACTGGACCTACCAGCGAAGATAGTGTCCGTGCAGATAACGGAACTCTCGAAGGAATCGCGTAAGGAATACGAGACAGCATTCGACAACTACGTGGAGTGGCTCACGAACAATCCGACCCATGACAAGGACATCGAGAACATCGTGGACGCACGGCACCTCGTCGAACTCATGAAGCTGAAGCAGGTATGCTCGCGTGCAAAAATAGACCGCATCATATCAGACATCCGGAGTGCCGTAGATCAGGGACAGAAGGTCATAGTCTTCAGCCAATTCACCGGGACCATAACAGCACTGAAGGAAGCGCTCTCGCAAGAGAAGCGCGGAAGCCGGTACGATGATGCGAAGGAGCCTATATGGGCGGTAACCCTGACCGGACAGGACGACATGCATGCGAGACAGGAGGCCGTGGACGCATTCCAAAACAAAGATGACGCGAAGGTCTTCATTGCAAACATCAAAGCAGGGGGCGTAGGTATAACACTGACTGCCGCAAGTATCGTAATGTTTGCCGACATGGAGTGGAGTCCCGAGCTTCACAGCCAGGCAGAAGACCGGGCGCACCGCATAGGACAGACCGGTACGGTGAATGTCTACTACTACATTGCCGGAGAAACGATCGAAGAGGATATAGTAGACATCCTCGAGAGAAAAAGAACCATTATCAAAGAACTCATGGATGGAGACAAGACCGGGAAATGGGCCGCAGAAACAGAACGCATCATCCACATACAGGATGAGGAAGAGCGGACCCTGGCAATGGACGCCCTGCAGAAGGACATGAGCGCATCGAGACAGGGAGGGACCATATCGATGGCGGCGGAGTTTTTGGACAGGATGAAAACCAGACTTGGTATCCACACATAACGCTAGCACATTATGACAACGCACAGTATTGTTACACGTATGAGAAAGAACGTCGAAATTCTCAGAAAGGAACCGAACAAGGCACTCTCGATAGCCGACATCAGACGGGAAGGATACATGCCATGGGCAACCCATCACCGTACGATCGTAGGAATAATCCGGGCAGACCTGCACGGTCCGAATCTTTTGCGGGCAAAGGTATCCGGAGAGGATACGCAACTCCGGTACACCGTACTCGCAAAGAACCTTATAAATTATTTAACTGCATACGGACCAGCTCTCGCGAGCATGGTGCGTAAGCCACAAGAAAATGTTGGAACAAGAAACAAAAATTCTAAGCCACGTAGAAAAAGGAAAGCATAGGCACTGGAAAAACTTCCTGGACAAGGACTATCTAGGAAGCCACAATCTCGAACCGGGAGAGGAGATGCTCCTCACCATCGACGCATTCGTCGGGGACGAGAAAGTAAAGACCGCAGACGGAGAGAAGGAAAAGCAGGTGCTCTATTTCAAGGAGGACGTACCAAAGATGATCATGAACATCACGAATGGAAACACCCTCACCCAACTCTACGGTTCGCACCCTGAAGGATGGGTAGGGAAACAGATCCAAATCTATGCCACGCCGGTGAAGGCATTCGGAAAGACTCAGGACGCGCTCCGCATCCGGGACTTCATACCAAAAATTGTGATTGACCTGAACAAGTGGACATCAAAGCTCATGGAAGCGAAGAACCTCGATGAGATGGGCAAAATCTGGAAGAGCTTCCCACAGTCCGTAGCAAAGAACGGGGACATGATCCAGAGAAAGAATGATTTAAAAGCGACATTCACGGACAACACACCAACCGATAAGGAATCAACAGCATGAAAATCTTAAACCTAGAACAGGGGACAAAGGAGTGGCAGGACGCTCGCATGGCCAAGGTGACCGGAACCAAATCCGAAGCCGTAATGGGAACGTCCCAGGCACGCACGACGCTCGTAGCGGAACTCATTGCCGAAGAGGCAACCGAGATGAGCAAGGCGCACGTATCCTCCGCAGAGATGGAGCGTGGAACAGCAGAGGAGATCTTCGCTATCCGCGCATTTGAGAAGCAGACCGGGAAGAAGGTGGACCGCATAGGCATGTGCATCCATGAGACCATGGACTGGGTGACGCTCTCACCGGACGGACTCATTAAGAACTCCGAAGGAAAATACACCGAAGCCGTCGAGGTGAAATGTCCGGACTCAAAGAAGGCGATACTCTACAAGATCCACAATCAAATGCCAATGGAGGAAACCGGACTCATGGGAGTGAAGGGACCACTGGCCGGAGCGCCGTTCCTTGGAATCCCTGCAGACTACAAATGGCAAGTAGTCCACTACTTCGTGGTGAACGAGGACCTGGAACGCCTCCACTTCGTGGTATACGACGAACGCTTCATAGGGGAAGAGATGAAGCTCTACATCGTAACTGTAGAAAGGAAGAACGAGATACTGCAGGAAGCAATAGCAAAGGAGCTCGAGTCCTTGGAATCCTTCAGGGAATACTGGCAGAAATGCCGGGAGGTAGTATTAACAACAGACTTCTAAAAAGAAGGTAATCAAATACTGACAATGGACACAAAAGATATAGAACGGTTCGATCCAACAAGAGAGGTGCTCCAACAGCTCGTGGAAAAAACAAAAGGCATCACCGCGACAGACCTCAAGGATAAGGCACAGCTCGCGGTGGTGAAGGAGAATCGCATCGAGCTGAAGAAGGCACGGGTGCAGATAGAGAAGACCGGAGAGGCGATGCGCGAGGACGCGAATGCATACGCCAAAGCGGTGATCGCAAAACAGAAGGAACTCATCAGCATCATCTCTCCGGAGGAAGACCGACTAAAGGCGATCGAAGCTGAAGCAGAGGAGCTCATACTGAAGGAAGAACGCATGGCAAAGTTACCAGAGCGGAAAGAACGCCTCGCTCAGATAGGAGACCTCGTGGAAGTAAGCGATGAGAAACTTCTCACCATGGACGCTGTAGGCTTCGAAGCATACTACAACTCCCGCGTAGCCGACAAAAACAGAGCCGACGAAGCGGCAAAACGCGAAGAGCAAAACGCAAAGCAAAAAGAGCTCGATGACCGAGAAGCGAAACTGAAAGAGGAGGAACAGCGCCTAGAGGCTGAGAAAGAGGCCAGGGAACGCGAGGAGAGGGCTAGAGAGGAGGAACGAGAGAAAGCCCGCATAGCAGAGGAAAAACGCCTGGCAGAGGCAAAACGGGCCAAAGAGGATGCAGAAAAGAAGGAACGAGAGGATAAAGAGAAGCTTGAGAAGGCAGAAAGATACCGGGAATGGAGGAAGGCCCATGGAT